TTAAATATATTATAAAAAATCTTTATTATAATATCTAATATTTTATAACATTTCTACAGTTTTAATATTTATAATATTTCTAAAGATGTAATGTAATTATTTTATATTTTTGGTTTCATAAAGTATATGGACTATTTTTCGAATAACTATATAAAAGTGGTGTAAAAATGTACGAAGAAACTGTACGATAACTATAATTATAATAAAATGAAACGATATAAAACGTATGTAATATATTTTATAAGCTGATAGTTCATAGTTAATAATACGCATTTTTAATCAAAATGGTAAAAAATGTAGCAGGAGGCTGTAATGGTAAAAAGGTAGCAAGAAAGCATACGACAAAAGGTAAGAACGAGTTGCGATTATCTAAGTCATCGGATGAAAAGTATGCAATAGTTAAAAAATTATTAGGGAATACATGCGATGTTATATGTGACGATGGTGTAGATAGGCGGTGTATAATTCGTGGTAAATTTACGGGTAGAAATAAGAGGGATAATATGATAGATAGTGGTATATATGTGTTAGTTGGTATGAGGGAGTGGGTAGATGAGACGGGTCGTTCGAAGCAGTCCTGTGATAGTAGTATAAAGTATTGTGATTTATTGGAGGTATATAATTCGATGGAGCGTGATATATTGAGAAGGACGCATAATATATTCTGTTCATTGAAAGATGAAAGTGGAAATAAGTATGATGATAGGGATACGAATGTATCATTTGTAGATGAGAATACATTAAAGTATCAAAATGTGATTAAAAAGATGGATGGAAATAAGGCAAGTAAAGTAGGTAGTGGTGATGAAGAAGGGAGCGAAGAAGGTAGTGAAGATGGCGAGGAGTTAAAACAGCCGAGTATTATTACTGCGAATATTAAACATATTGGGAAAGGTATTGTAGTTCAGTCGTACGATATTAGTGATGACGAGGATGAGAATGATGACGAGGATGATGAACGTGGTGGTAATATAAGTGAAAACAAAGTTATGATGACATATAATGAAACATTTCAAAATCCAAACAAAAAAATAGTATATACAGTCGATAAGAATATTGATGTAGATGACATATAGGTGACATATAGATGACATATAGATGATAGTCATTACTCCAGGCTGCGTCTGATGGCTTCTTGGATGTCGGCCTCTTCTTGATTCATCATGAGAATATTTTCGTCATCCTCGTCGCGGTTGTTGTTGTTGTTGTTGTTGTTGTTGTTGTTGTTGTAATTGTTAATAATGTCATAGTTGTTGATGTAGATGTTGGCGGCCGCGTTACCATTGTTTAAGCGATAGCCGCCATGTTGCATTGCTTCTGCGCGAACTTCGCGACCTGCGGCTGCGTAGGATGATTGGGATATAGGTGCAGCTGCTCCACTACTGGAAGGTACGGCTGCGCGCACAGGTTCGTGTGAACGTGAAGGTGAGGAAATCATTCTCATGCTTTGAAGAAGTCGATTCATCGGAACAGAGATGGAATAATGAGGTTGGAGATGATGCTCGCGATGAAAGTTTGGGTTCACATTACCGGCAACACTTTCAGCCAAACGGGAAGCGATGCTGTTGATGCGAACAATGTCACTGTCTTGTGCGTTTGCATGATCGTGTTCAGCTTCGACAGGATGAGGAGGATGAGGAGGATGAGAGTTCTGGTCTTCAATGATCTCCTTTGATTTGAGAGAGAAACGGCAGACGGGGCATTCAGCTTTTTCTTCATGAAGCCATTTGAGGATTGCTTCTGCTTTGAATGCATGCTTGCATGGTAAAATCTTGATGTGTTCACCTTCTTCAAAATCTTCTTGCCATATACCACATGCGTCGTTTATTTTGAGCTCTTGGACCATGGCGGCGGTAAACTTCTTGTCGATGATATCGTCTTCAGCTTCTTTAGTGATGACTTTTTTGACGGGGCAACGGTCGTACAAAGAACGAGCCAAAATCGATGCAACCGCGTCGCCTGCTTCTCCTCCACCTTGATCACCACCTTGATCACCACCTTGACCTCCACCTCCATAATAAAGTGGGACACTATTAACATATAAGTAGTCGAGTAAATTCAAATTTCTGAGAGGAGCGGCGGCGGAGGCCAGTATAAAGAGGTTATTTAAATCTTGGTTATTTTCTTCATGGTTGATGCGAGGAGAGTTGTTATCTTCTGCGGACATTTGTAAACGTTGATAGATTTCTGATTTCTTCTATATTCATAATAGAATAATATTTCTACTTCAATTTTCTAGATGTAGAAATATAAATAAAAACAGTAACTGTAATAAAAAATGTAAATATATAATAATTTATTTTCTATGCTTAATGCTTGCGGTGTCTAACGTCAGGTTTAAACATAAATGGGAACATTATAACCAACATAACGATATTAATAGCATAAATAATAAGAACGAAGGTGGAATAGTAATAAAGAAACGTGCGCCTCCATTCGCTAGAGCATTGACGACACTGTGACTCATTCATTTTTCCGATAAAACGATAAAGGTATAACATGTTGACGATATTTACTATCACTAAAATTATAACCGTCCATTTGTTGGCCATCATAAAAGAACGACATTGGGATGGGAAAATCGCGAATAAAAGAACTTGAATTAGAATAATAGTACTTAAAGTAGTAACATAACCGGTTTCAGGTATATCGGTACAGTATGAGCACTTTACTTTCATGGCGGCAATATAACTCAAAATAATTGCTAAAATGATAACATTAATAATTCTTGAGAAAGTATGCATTTATTATTATTATATAATAATTAAATATTTTTTTTAATTATTATATAATATATTTTTAACGCATATAAACATTGTATAACCGTACATAACCATTTTTAAAAATACTCATTATTCTATAACTTGCTTAAATACTCTGTCAAAATCGCTGTATCTTTTATTACTTAATGAATCAAGCAATGTATTCCATGGTGTATAGTGGTGAAGACCTTCAACGCCTTTTTCGCAAAACACATTTAAAAGTGCAGGACTAAATCCAGACATCATTGATACATTATGATCGGTTGAAAGAGAAGGGAATCCGGTAGTTTTGCGTAAGTTCCAAAATACAATATGTGGCGCTTTACACGGTTCTCCATATAGGCGTTCACCCATTTTTGCGAACATTTGTTTAATGTTCTCAAATAGTGTTGCGCGTTGAGACAAGTCATTTATACTTTTTGATGCATTATTCATTTGCATATCTGAAAAAACAACAAGTACCAAATTCTCTGCAACTTCACGCGAGAGTTTATTGCCTTCGATACCCTGTCGAATCAAGTCGAGTGCTAAATAAAAGTCCGTAGTCATCCCCCAAGAAGACGTCATAACTTTGTTCACCTGTTTAACAAACGTATCCGAGTCTTGCGTCCCTAGCTGAATCCACGTTGGTCGCTCCGAAAATGTCAATATACGTGGACCAAGTACCGATTTCTCCGCAACGCGAATACTCAACCCAATTGCCGAATGAAGTGGGTTACTATTATCTTCCGTCATTGAACCTGATACGTCAGTCATTGCTATAAAGTTTCCTAGGTTATTATTTTGCAGCGAGTTACTCTTCCACTGCTCATTCAATGCTATAACACTCGGTGAATCACTCGCCAAAGATTTAATCTTATAGTCAATTGCACTCTTTACAAAATCAATCACAGAAATGCGTTTGCCTTTTATTTTACTTTTACCATCAACGACATCTTGCAAATATTCTTCATAGTTATATTTACAATTAATGCGTGACTCTATGTTACAACGAGTAGTCTTGCCGTCCTTCTTAAGATTTAAAAATGAATTTGTTTGTTTATGCATGGTAATACTCGTAACATTATTGAAGTCGATTTCATCCCATTTACCATTACACTGTTTAACTTGTGTTGTATCAAGCTTTTTGTTAATCGCGGAAATCACTTTGCGATAAATCATAAAAGCGCGATTTACAGCTCGCTCATAAGATGGGTGAGACACATCCAAAGGAATCTGGTTATGCGAATAGTTGACAGCGAGGTAGAAATAAAGCCATCCGAACTTTTTCGACTTTTCGCGCGGTACCCACCTAGCAGCTAGAGAAAAACTAGTACCGCCTTTTTCTAGATTTACAGCATCGATGCGAACTTGTTCATTAATAAAGTTTACAACTTTGTCAACAAATTTTGAATATAGTTGACTGTTTTTATGACTATCTACGTGACTAGAAACACCCAGCAACTGTTGTTTCATATATGTTAAAAAGTACTTCATATCTTTCCACGAACCAAGTGGGTGATTTTTTGACTTTGTACTTTCTTCGCCGTCTACACCATCTTGCGTGTCATACACAAGTGCCTCAATAACATATTCAAAGAATCTAAAATCGATTTGTGCCCACTCCAAAAGCATTACATAAAAAAGCTTATACTCACCTTTTCCGCTAATAATATCACGCGTTTGTGCTAACAACTTAAACATTATCACACCCATATCAACACATTTATTATAGTCACTACTACCTTTATCGGTAGTTTTAATTCCGCTCATTATAACATTCAAAATTTCTCTTGTATCTTTTGCTACATCTGCAATACCAGCATCACTACTTGTTCTTACTAACTGAAAACTAAACTGAATTATTTTTTCCTGCAACGTATCTAAAGACGTGTTAATACCTTTATATTCAACATGATTATTTTTTCCATGCTGGTAACCAGGAACCACCATTCGAGAAGAAATATCATCCAAAGCTTTAATAAATGGATTATAAACTGGGGTAGAAGAAGCAGAGACACTAGATACTTGCATAACTATAGAGGCTGTGCTTTTATTACACGCGAGATGAGATGATAATATATAATGGATTCGTATTTTTAAGTATGTTTCAAAAATAGTTATTATTATTTTACGTAAAATAATAATAATTTTCATGATTACAACGATACTTCGCTTCCATAAAACTATAATAGATTTACATACCTGTCATATCGTTTTGTCTTTTTATGATTTTGTTTTTTTTGAAAACTATGTATATGTATTCTTTTTGTGTTATTGTTTTTACTTCTAATAAAACTATTCACGTTACTATTGGCGACTCTAGATACGTCTTGTAATGATTTATTAATTTTGTCACCATCTTCTTGCTCCGGGCATTCAAAAAAGAAAAAATAAATTCCATTATATTTTTTTAATAAACGGAGTGTTGGTTGTAACTCGAATGATTCAATACGGTTAAGAGTATAAAGAGATATAAAGTCGTTTGGGTTTTCAATATAGTTGGGTAGTGACTCAGGTGTTACGTGAATATTATAAACCATAATAGATATAAGTTTATACTTTACATTATGTTTTTTTTGGCTATTTTTTATTACTTCGATTAACTGGTTTCGCTTTACGATATTATCATCATTGTTAAGGTATATTTTTTTCTGATTAATTATTTCGATTTCATTGTCGGTATTAATATATGTTATATATGTTTTTATATTATTTAGTACTTTCACTTCTTTGAACATTTTTGAGTAGTCAATTTCAGGTAACTTAATAGGTTTTTTTTCATACTCTTCGCCGTATTCTTGGTCGCCGTATTCTTGGTCGCCGTATTCTTGGTCACCGTATTCTTGTTCATTTTCAGAATTATATTGGTCGTCTAAATTTTTATCATCCATTGTTATTTATAATTATACTAATATAGATAATCTATACAACAACCTAAACTAATTAGTTAAATAGTTAGTTTAGATTTTACGAGTTACACTAAATAAATTATTTAGTAGCAACCATCATCAGAGGATAC